TTTTTTTTGTGTCCTTTCTGTAAAAAAGTTCACTTTCCATTTTTGTACTATGACAGTACAGGAATGGTTTGACAACGGATGTGATTACAATCAAGGGGTTTTGATTTTTGCTACGATTGGCAAGAATAAAAACCTGCTGCGGCGTTTCCAAATAAAAGAGACCAACTGGAGCCGGGAAAAACTGAAATATGAGCTGGACAAATTCAAGACAAATTCCAGACAAGTTTCGGACATCTCAGCCAAGAAGGTAAAAAAGTCAATACATCCTACTCCATCTCTTAAACAAGCGATTCAGTCCGGAGAACTCAGCAAAATCAAATCAAAGCCAATCTCGGCTTATCCTGTTACACTTCATCCTGTTTATCAGCGACGGGTTGAGGCATTTTATAAGGCTGCATCCCTGAAGATACAACTCAATCAGCTTTCTGAAGATGCAGAAGAAGCCGCACTGAACCTTCAGTTTGAAATTTGGAAACTGATAAAAGAGAATGACAAATGTTGGACAATTCTTCGACATTTTGACGACACGGGCCGGATTATGCCTCTGAAACCTACAGCTGATTTTTCCGGACTCACGCCCCAAAAATTATACATAAAACGGGAACGGTTGTATTCCAGGAAAACAAAAAGAGGAAATACAATAGCTCGACTTAAAAACCAACTTTCTGAGGAAAAAAACGAAGCCCGAAAAATTCGGCTTAGCGAAAAGCTACACGAAAAACAAGAACAGCTTCAGTTAATCGAAAACGATATTGATCAATTAACAAAACTCATCAATGGATAAATTACTCGCACCACTTGAATGGTACACGGAAAAACGGAAAGTATCTGATCTGATCCCATACGAGTACAATCCTCGGAAAAGGACTCCGGAGCGCATCCAAAAACTGAAAGAAAGCCTGGAAAAATTTAACCTGGTTGAAATTCCTGCGATAAATCTTGATAATAAAATTATTGCCGGACATCAACGCGTGTTTGCTTTGTTTGAAATAGGCCGTGGAGATGAGTTAATCGATGTGAGAATTCCCAACCGGATGCTAACCGATGAGGAATTCAAAGAATATAATATTCGCTCTAATATTGGGATAGGTGAATGGGGTATTGATTTACTCCTTGAGCATTTTTCTGAATTCAATTTTGATGATTTAGGTTTGGATCTGGATTTTGAACTTCCGGATGAAATATTATTGGGGAATGAAAGCGAAATGGATTTTGAGCCGGAACTGCCCGAAATCCCAAAATCAGTTGAGGGTGATGTCTATGAATTAATTTCTATTCAAAAAGGGATAACTCACAGGGTGATTTGTGGAGATTCCCGGGATGGTGCTGTTTACGAAAGTCTTTTGCGTGGAGAGAAGTTTAATTTAATCGTCACGGATCCACCGTATAATGTGAATGTAACCGGTGGCACTAAAAAGAAATTGAAAATAAAGAATGACGCGATGAAGACAGATGAGTTTTATATTTTCTTATATGACTTCTACTTTGAATGTTTTAAAAATTCTGAAAACGGGTGTCCGATTTACGTTTGGCACGGAGACACTGAGGGTGCAAATTTTCGAAAAGCTTTCACCGACGTGGGTTGGAAGTTATCGCAATGTCTTATTTGGCTTAAAAATTCAATAGTCCTTTCCAGACAGGACTATCATTGGAAGCACGAACCATGTTTAGAGGGCGTTAAGGTTGATTTAGACAAAGATTTAGAAATAAAAACGCACGAACCCTGTGTTTATGGTTGGAAACCTGGTGCTGCACACCCGTGGTATTCTGATAGAAAGCAAACCACTGTGCTGGAGTTTGATAAACCGAATAGAAGTGAGGAACATCCAACTATGAAGCCGGTTCCGTTGATTTCATATCAGATAAAAAATTCATCAAAACAGGGTGAAATTGTTGGCGACCCATTTTTAGGTTCGGGGACGACACTCATTTCTTGTGAACAAAATTGGAGAGTATGCAGAGGAATAGAACTTGATCCCCAATATGTGGATGTTGAAGTCAACCGATGGGTAAAATACATGCGCGATAACTCTTTGGAATACGAAGTAAAACTTAACGGTAAGCGGGTGGAATGGGAAATATCGTAAAATTCAAAAGAGACAGTCATTTTCAAAGGATTCAGGCACACTACGTGGATGAAAGCATTGAACTAAGCCAATTAGAAACGGAGATGCTACAGCGAATGAAATTTGTTTTTTCCCTGCGTCTTAAAAATGTGTTCAGCAAACAGCAGGCAATTCAAAAATGTATAGACGAGTTTAATGTAAGCCGGGCAACTGCATACAGGGATTATGCTGCCGCTTCATTATTGTTTGGAGAATTGGACGACGTGGACAATCGTGGCGAGAGGATGATTCTCAGAGAGCGGTATTGGTTTTTACATCAACAAAACATGAAAGACCGCAATTGGGCAGAGGCCAAGAAAGCCCTGGACTCATACAGGGAATTGTTTGACTTTTCTGATAAATCCGGAGAAATTGAACCTGATAAGATTGCGGCCCACAATTACTACATGAAAATATCCAAGCAGCTTGAAAAGGCTATTTTGAAAACGATTGATGGCGGCGTAATTAATCTGAATGATGTTGATGTTGACGACGTAGAATACAAAGTGGTGAAGGATGAAGAAAACGAACGTTAAAATAGTTCTTCTCAATCCTGCACAATTAATCGCCATTGAAGCTAATCGTGTCGGGAAAAAAAAATACATCTATCTGGAGTGGGGCCGTGGTTCCGGGAAATCTACTATCCTTGGATGGTATGTGAAAGAATGTGTCCGGCAAATGCCGAGAAGTACCGGAATCCTGGTAGGAGAAACTTATCAGCAAATGCTTTCACGTACACTTCCGGCCACGAAGGAAGGGCTGGAGATGTTCGGTCTATATGAAGGTTACGATTACGTGGTCGGCAAGTCCGGTGCATCACTCGGATTTGAAATGCCATTCCAAACACCAAGCAGCTGGCGAAATGTGATTCACTTCAGAAACGGTGCGATCGCGATAATGGTTTCGCTCGACATGCCGGACGCTGGACGTGGAATCAATGCGTATTGGGTAATTGGCGACGAAGCAGCTCTTTTGAATAAGGATCGATTGTTTGTGAACGTTCAGACAACCAATAGGGCAAAAAAAGCACAGTTTGCAAAATCAACCCTTCTCAATGCTGAAATATTTGCTTCTTCCACTCCGCTCACAAAAAGAGGTCGATGGTTTGTCGATATGGAAGAACAGGCGAAACAAAAACCGCATTTATATTCATTCATCAAAGCCAACGCTCTCATCAATAAACAGAACATTGCAGAAGATTGGTTTGAAAGAATGGAGGCTGAAGCACCATCGCGAATGCACTACGAGGCAGAGATTCTGAATATACGCCCGCCTAATGTGGTTAACGGCTTCTATAGTTTCTTTGATGAAGATAAGCACACATACGGTTACAAGTATAATCTTGACTACCTTCAGGAGTTAGGCCCCGAGTACAAAAAGATAAAGCATAACAATTGTATCCAGGACGGTGACCTGGTCAGAGGTTTACCGTTAACAATATCCATTGATCCCGGTACTGTTATCAATTCAATGACTGTGTGGCAATACCTGCAATCACTACACGAAGAACGCACGTTGAAAGAGTTCTTTGTCAAATCTCCAAGTGATTATGAGGATATGATTGTAAAATTCGATGCTTACTACCAACCACATAAGCAAAGTAACAACACAGTCTATCTGCGCCATGATGCCCAGGCATTCAAAGAGCGCGATAAGAACGGAAAACTGACGTCTGAGAAGATTGAAAAGAAATTGCGCGACCTCGGATGGAGGGTAATTAACATCACGCCCAAAACGAACAATCCGTTCCATAGTGACAAGTATATCGTTATGAATGCTATTTTGAAGGAAAGTGATCCACGATTACCCAAATGGCGAATTAATAAAGATAACTGCCCAAACTTGGTTGTCAGTATATCCATGGCCGAAACCGAAATCAAATCAAACAGTGATTTCGGGAAAGATAAGAGTTCAGAGCGCGATAGCTCTACTCTACCTGAGCATGCCACCCACCTGTCAGATACGGCGGATTATTATCTCTATTGGAAGTGGGCTGAAACAGTACGAGGCAACGTATCTACTTTCTTTATGCCACTCCAATAATCAAAATCAGGTGATTTTTTAAAATTCGAACCTTACACTTTCAGGATTTCATATTTCAACCTTTTTCAAAAACGGAAAGTGAACTGCTTCGTAAGGGCGGGTCGTAGCTTTCGTGTGCATTTTGAGAAAAATAAAAGATTTTGAGAGTTTAAAATTTTGAAAATCAAATTTTTATAAAAATGTTTTTGAGAAAAAGACCTATGAAAAAACCTAAAAATTCGTGTCCTTTCTGTTTGGTAATTAAAAAAACAACTTTGAATTATGGATAAAACGATTTTTCTCAAAGATGTTTTACAGCAAATGGAACTTAAAGACCCCGACGGCTTTGCTGTTCCATTTGATATTGAAGTCCGTGAATTTTCTGCACAAAATAAAACCGGCGGGAAATATAAAGTTTACAACGGTGCAAGACTTTTGGTTTCCAAACCAAAAAAAAACAGAATCCCAGGCATCCCTGAAGCTGGAGTAATTTACCGGGATAAATCGCGAAAAAATCCAAATCATCACGATAACCAAACCCGGAATATTGAATTAGCCAACGGCGAAATCAAAACAATTAATATCCGGTTCATCATCAAGTTTAACGGCAAATCCGTAAATTACTAATGAGCATTAAAGAAGTTTCTCCCGGAATATTTTTTAGCGAACATTCAATCGCTGCGTTTTCAAAATCGAATGGTAAAGACCAGGCAACGCCAACCAATATTATATTGGAAAAGGCAAATATTGATGTTGAGAAAAAGGGAAAGGTTGAAATTGTCAGTTGGGGTTCCAATAATGACGCGCCTCAAAAAGTTCTTAACCTAATTAAAAAAATAGGTGTTGCCGGAAAAGTTGTCCAGGTTGCCACCGCCGCCCATTTTGGTACCGGGCTTTCCCTTTATGAGGAAGATGAAACGGGAAAAGTTGTTCAGGTTCCTTATAAAAAGCATCCTAAAATTAGGGAATTTGATAAAAGAAATAATTTCAATCTGTTTTATTCCGAATCAATCAATGATTTGGAAATCCACGATATGTGCTTTACCGAGTTCATCCTCAGCAATGATTTTAATTCTATCAATATCATTAAACGACAGCAGCCAGCACATGCCAGGTTTGTTGTCATGAACGAAAAAACCGGGCGGATCGAATATGTCGCCTTGTGTGCTGACTGGGATAATGCAACTGAAAAGAATGTCTTTATTGTTCCCTGCTTTTCACAATATGATTATTGGGAAGATATACAGGCAGCTTGTAAAGAAAAAAAAATTAATAAGTTCATCATCGCCTTCCACTATGTCAAAAACGGTGAAGTATATTACAATCAACCTTTTTGGCACGCGCCTTTGAATAATGGGTGGGCAGATGTTATTCTTTCTGTTCCAGAAGTGAAAAACATTATTTCAAATCAGCAACTCCAAATTAAATACCTCATTCATATTTCTGAGGAATACTTCCAAAGGGCTTATGGACAAGACGCAAATGGCGGCTGGAACTGGAGCAATTTCACGCCAGAAGAGCAGCAAAAGAAACAAAAAGAATTAAAGCAAGCCATCGATGACCATCTGAAGGGAAAACCCGCAGCTGGTAGAAGTATGACGGCTCCAATGTTTTTAGCTCCGGATGGCAAATTTGTAAAGTCAATTGAAATTGAACCAATTGATGATAAAATTAAAGACGGGGCTTACCTGCCGGACGCTTCTGCGGGCAACTATGAAATTGCGTATGCCAAGGGGGTAGACCCGGCAATCATAGGGGCTGGAATTCCCGGAGGCAAAAACCAAAGCGGCTCCGGATCCGACAAACGCGAGGCCTACACCATCCTTTGTGCCAATATGGTCATCAATAGAACGGTTTCACTATTAATTTTCTACCTGATCAGGGATTGGAATAAGTGGGGTGACGATTTGGATGCCGGGTTTCCAAATATCATTCTTACAACTCTTGACAAAGAAACATCCGGCCAAACCGAAGTAAATAATTGATTATGCCTTTAATTACCACACTTTCAGAATTCAATAAATATGTGACAGTTTCATCGGATTTTGACGATGCCAAATTTTTAAAATACACTTCCAAGGCGGAAAGAAATATTATCAAACTGATTGGCCAAGAAAAATATGACGAGATAGTTGAAAGAGATGTGGCCGATGAAACCCGCCAGCTGCTCTGTGAATATTCGGCTAATATGGGATTAAGCTATGCCCTACCCGCCTTTGTCCTAAACATTACCACACTCGGAGTTTTCACTAATGCAACCAGCGACAGCCAGCGTGCGGAATGGTGGCAGATGAAGGATTTAAACCGATCGCTTTTGAAGTTTGCGTTTACGGCCATGGATGATGCTCTGCAAATTATCGGAATTGAAAATTCCGAATTATTGAACGGATTATTTGTTTCAACCGTCCAGCAGTTTGAGTATGCGTTTTCAATTCAAAACAGTTCCCAGACATTTTTATCTATGATTCCTTTTTTGCGGGAAGTTCAGGATATGTATTTGAATGCAACGCTGGTCGATTGTGCCAATCATTCATTTCATGATGACCAATTGAAAACCATTCGTGCGGCAATTGTCACTTTAGCATTATCACATGCCGCCGTTTCCGGCTCTTATTCATTGGAGACATACGCCATTATTTTAAGAGCTGAAGTAATGCCTTGGGAAAAAATTGAAAAACTTGAGCAACAGGCACTCCAAAATTTTAAAGAGGCAAGATTCAATATCGGAATGGGTTATCTCAATCAAGTTTTTGAATTTATAAAAGAACTTCCTTGTTATGTTGAAAAAAATATTGAAAGCGATATAGAAAAATTGGACAGCGGGTTATTCCTGTAAAATTCATGTCCTTTCAAACTGTGAGGTGATGAAATAATTTTGGATGAATGGTAAATAATACAAACATATTCGAAGATGTCATATATGAAGAAATCTCATATTGTGATAACGACGAATTTGCCGGCGGCCTGGTTCCGACGGAAATTTATTATTGTCCAATTAAAAAAATCGAAAGACTCGTCACTCCGATGATCTACGGTTCATTTGAATCCGCGGGAAAAATCTCACAAAAAATACTTTGTGTAGAAAACTACGGATTTAAAAAAATTCACGCATTGGTTGACACCTCCGAATTAACATCCGGACTTGAAGGCCAAACAGGACGAAAAACTTCAAATTCAGATTTGGAATTAATGATTCTTGGCACAAGAGCTCAGTTGATTGGATTCTCCAGAAAAACCCGACAAATACCTTTGGTTTTCATTGTAAAGGACCAGAACGAAAAACACTTTGTTTTCGGTACACTCGTATCGCCGGCATACGTTTCAAGTTTCGACCTGAAGACCGGAAAGAAATATGAAGACGAATCCGGAGCCACAATCAAGCTAACGGCCAACACCATTATTTATGAATATACAAACGAATTGCCGATTATCATTCCCGACCCGGAACCTGATGAAGGTGATTTTGACACAGATTTCCAAACCGATTTTGATTAATATAGAATATGAGCTTAATTGATGAAATAAGACAAGATTTACAGGAAGTTGCCGCTGACGTTCCTGTGCAAATTAAGACCGGGATTCCTCAGAATGTGAAGTCTGAAAACATCCGGAGTATTCACTCCAGGAGTACACAGTCGGCTTTGGATATATTGGATTTGATCGAGCAAATTGAGAATTCCGAAAATGTGATTTATGGTTTTGACGATCCGAATGAGGTTCCGCCGATGGAGGATTTCGGCCCTGGATATTTCTACGTTCAAATGTTTTCCAATGAGTTCTCGCAATACCCGGTCGCCTATTTTCTTTATAACCCAGTTGCGGAGTTCCAATGGTGGAAAATACAGAATGTGGAAGGAATTACACGATTATACGGAAATGGTACAAATCCAAATTCTATTTCCAGTATTAATACCGGTGACCGGAAAGTCGGTGACTTTTACATCGAAACAACTACAGGAAATTCTAACGGTCAGAGATTATCCGTTTGGATTTTCATCGGCTTGCAGTCCGGTGTAAAATGGGTAAATATTACCGCCAACAGCAACGCCGTTCTATATTCCGCACAAATCCTGACGGCATTGCAAAAACGCCAGGCGTTGAAAAATTTGGGCTACATCGAAATCAACGGAAATCTTTTTGAATTCAGAAAAAACCCGGCAAATTCCGGCGCGGCTATTCAAGAAAATGACATTGCATTAAACGGCTGGATTGACAACTCAAGGTTTGGAAAGATTCTGGTGTACGAATCGG